TCTCCTATTTGTAATAAATCATCTGCATTTTCTCTTGTTGTATTAATAGCAGATTTAGCATCTTTTGAACCCCAAGGACTAAATTTATTAGCTGGCTTTCCATCATCAGAACCAGTACCTTCTTCTTCAAATGCAGCTTCTCTTAAAGCACCTGTAATTCTATAAGTAATAACATCACCAACTGAAACCAACTTACTTAATTGAGTAGATGTTGCAACAATTCCACACAGTCTTGGATACTTATGTAAAACTTTTATATTTTTAACAAAATTATCTTGTTTTACATCTCCTTTCATTCCATCAGGAAACATAACTACTTCCCAAGGAACTCTATATCCCATTGCATTAGGTATAGGTTCAAATACACCAAATGAACTTTTATTTACTTGTGTAATTACAGAAGAAAAATCTTCATTAAAAGTAAAGCTATTTGTAAAAATTTCTGTATTTGTACCTACAATTTCTCTTACTTTAAATGGATCGCTAGAGTCAAATTCATTTATTCCTCTATCAGTTAAATTATGACCGTCAGGTGCAAGTGTTTCTGAGTATTTATCAGATGCAGTTAATCTATTAAAAACTGAAGCTCCGTTTGAAAAATATAAAGCTAACTTTCTTTTTGAAAAATCTGTTAAAAAATTCGTACCAATAGCAAATGATTCAAAGTCAGGCTTTTGTCCTAATTCTCCGTTACTAAACAAAGTAATAACAGAAAGAATTTGCCCTGTTGCTGTTGGTTTTACATGTGACCATAATAATTGACTATTAACTCTTACCCCCTTTCTTGCGTAAACCAAGGGTATAAACGTACCAAGAACAGCTAATTCTTGTATTGATTGAAAATTTGACTGAGGAGCAAATCTACTTCTACCTTGAACACCACCTAAAGTTAAAGACGGTGGAGCTTCAGGTGTTCTTGGCTTTGGTGTTAAAAGATAACCAATCGATGAAATAGCAACACCAACAACAATTTGTCCTGCTGCACTTAAAGTTAAAGCTGTTGTAACTCCAGGTATTGCAGTCGTTGTCATAAACGCTGGTAAAGCTGCTAATGCTGCTGGACCTGCATTTATATCTGGAATATGCTCATAACCTTTTTTTCTTTCGTGACAAGCTACTTCTGCTAATTCAACAAACTGAAAATATTCCTTTTCGCTAATTCCTAATGTGTCACAAAGTTGTGCTTCATAGGGTAATAGAACTTTTCTACCACCAAGCTTTCTAATTGGCTCCAACGAACCTCCTGGTCTACGAATGAAATCCAACCGTTCTTCCAATAAACAGCTAAAGCGTAGCTATCTTTGCTTAAACAAAGACCTACAACACCGATCTTAGCCGTTGTTACTAACGTTCCCCACTTACTGAGTTCCTCTTTAAACACTCCCTGATCTTTTCTTCTTAACCTTCGATACCAATCTCTTTGAGTATCAGGGAAATCAATACCATAACTTTTAATAACCGTTCTAGTAATACTTAAACAATCACCTGCTTTATGTTTATCTGGTTCTGCTCCTAAACGATATGGCAACCCTAATAACTGATAAGGTTTCATATACTAAAAATTTGTCCAGTAACAGGTAAATGTCCAACCATTCCCGTTGTTAAATATCGACCAATGTTTCCTCCTACTGAATCAACACCACTAGAAAGCAATACTTGAATTGTTGCTGGATCGTATGACATCGAAGCAACTAACCATGTATCTGTTGTCAAAATCTTTTCAACAGAGGTAAAAGCTTCATTCATTTTGCATGTATAAACATGAATACTAAATTTCTTTTCAATAGCTTCTCTAGCAAAACTCATTGATAATTTATTTGCACCTGCTGTACCGTTTCTATCATTATCTTCATTAGCAAGAATTAAAGCAGCTTCTATATTGTCTCCTGTTCTTGTTAACTCTGCTCCTTGATAAATAAACGATAAAAATTTATATTCTCTCGAACCAAAAATATTTAAGTTAGTTATAATTCCTGTAGCACTAGGTTCACTATTCTGAAACGAATGTTGAATACTATTTGTTTTACCATCGAAAATATCAATAAAAGTAGTTAAAGATATAACAGTCATTAGATACCTACTCTTGTTCTAATAGATCTTCTGTTTTGCATTGCCCTAATAGTTCTAGTTTCACCCATT